ATATACATATGCCACAAGTAGGGTGTATAACCCAGACAAATCCCAAAGTAAAAGCCAATCATTCTTTCTTTATACTTGGGATTCTTGTAGTGTTCTAATTCATATTTCATTTCTTGCTCCATCTATAATCATTAGTCATTTGTTGCTGCCAATTATCTGGTACAACAGCTCCTGTATTACGATACAAGTCTTCGTCTATATGTTGTGAGTACATAAAGACATTATCTTTATCATGTACATCTACATACAATTCGCCCCACTCGTTGCGGAATACTTTATCTCTGTCTATTTTAATAGTCATGCTACTCCTTATCTCTAACTGTCCACAGTACTTCTATCTTTTCAGAGTTGACATCTCTTATCTCAATAAGATGGAAACCCATATTAAGAAACTTCTTTGCTACATAAAGAGCATCGTCTCTTTTCCAATGAGTATAACCTTCCCAAGTTATCTTGACACCATGTACTGTTACTGTAAATAAATCTTCATCGTTCATAATAATCTCCATATAATCTCAGACGAATCAACAATAATCTCAGACGAATCCACATAGTTATTTCGGTAGACCATTGTTGACAAATGTCGAGGACATGCTATAAAAAAAGAGAGTACCTTTGACGATACTCTCTTTATGTTAATTTACTTGTTAACTCTAGCAAGAGCAGCTTTAACTGACGCTGCTTTTTCTGCCTTTGTTTTACTTACCTTAACACCCTGTTTTGCTCTAGGTGTCCAATCAGGATAGGTTATCATAATCTGCTTTACTATGATATCTCTGGTTGCTATCCACTCGTTGATTTGTTCCTCTTTCTCAATGATTTTATCCTGTATATCATCAAGAAGATTTTCGTCAGGACTTTCAGGATTATTCGTGACTTCTTTTCTAATTATTTCTTCATAGCCTTGAATAGATTTTTTATTCTGACCTGACATGTATTCACATGACTGAATAGCACCTTCTGTTATAAATTTATTCACAAAAGGATTTACACTCTCTAGAAATGCAAGTTCAGTTATGATTTGTGTAGCCTTAGCGTTTGAATCTAAAGCTGTATCGAAGTTTTCTTTATTATTTTTCATATATTTATATCCTTATAGTTTAAAAGTTTGCCCGAAGGCTCGATGGTTCTAGTGCCTTGGTTGCCGATGTCAACTCGCACTTCAGTTGACATAAGGCACTTGCTTGACCAAGGTGCTATGGTTCTCGTGACTGAGGGGACACTTTTAAACTATAAGGTAATAAGGTTCTCCGTATATTGTAGTATGTATTATGTCTCCACTAGTATAGTACAAACATTTACTACATAGTTTACTCTACTAACTTTACTGAAGACCCAGCTTGCTGGCTGAAGTAACATTGGTAGAGACTTAGAGGCGGTAACTTTGTAACTGATAAGTTACTGCGAACATCTTTTTCGTGAGCACAAAAGTGTATCGCCAATTAGTCTATGTTGTTTGTAGTGTACGGACAGTATCTTGTTGTGTATTCTTGTTTGAGTGTACATTACGCTGACATTTACATCAACATTGGTCTACAGAAGTTTACTACAGACACCGGGGGAGGCTCATTGTGTGTGACTCCTACTAATAATAAAGAATCACTTGTAGACGAGAGCAACTTTTGGTCTATTAACGTCTACTAATTATTATTTAATACTAGATTTAGTAATAAGAGTTGATATTGGTTTACAAAGCAGGAAAAGTATGCTAAACTAAAACCTAAGATTCGGTACTTAAGTTACATACGCAAGCCTAGTACAACAAGCAGGTAGTTATTTAGATAATTTATTTAAATACTAACATGCGTGTAACTTAAGTATGCTATACTTCAGTTTTCAACTAGCATCCTAAGTTATGACTGAACACGACAAAAGAAAAAACAATAAAGGTAATCCTGCTTTGTATAAAGGAATGTCACCTTTAAATCCAGCTGGGCGACCTAAGGGTAGTATGAACAAGTGGACTGTACTATCTAGAGAAATGCTTACTGAGCGTGGACCTGAAATAGTACAGGTTATTATAGACAGAGCTTTAAAAGGTGACGTGCATTGTTTAAAGATGTGTATAGACAGAATCGTTCCTCAAACTAAAGCTGTAGAAATAAATCATAAGAAAGATGATGGCGGTATTATTATTAATGTCGGCACTACAGAACAAATCGAGGAGCAAGCTAAAAAAACTAAACCAAAGCAGATTAGAAGTAAATCTGAGGATACTGTTGTAGCTGAAGTAATAAATGAGCTTTAATACTGACTTAGCTTTTGGTGAAGAAAATGAACGCTTTATATTAAAAAAAGTTCAATACAAATATCCAAAAGCTTATAAAGTAGAAGGTTATTGTAAAGACTGGGATATTTTTGTACCAGAAAAAGGTATAGGCATAGAAGTTAAAAGTGATAGAGCTTCTACTAAAACTGGTAATGTTGTTATAGAAGATAGTTACGGAGGTGCGCCTTCAGGTATNACAACAACTAANGCTACATGGTGGGCGTATATAACTAAATGTCATATTTATTGGATAACGCCTAGAAGAATAAAAAGATGTATAAAAGAAAATGATTTAAAGTCTATAAAATTTGACCCTATTAAAGGCGATTACAAAGAAAAGTCTTTATATTTAATAAAAGAAAAGATATTTAAACAATATGCTAATCGTAAGGAAAGACTTTAATGGCAGAAATTAATGTAGAGTTGCACCCTGCACAATTAGAAATATTTAATTCAAACGCAAGATTTAAAATAGTAGCTGCTGGTAGAAGATTTGGTAAATCTAGATTGGCTGCTTGGATTCTTTTAATTAAAGCTTTGCAATCTAAAAGTAAAGATGTATTTTATGTTGGTCCTACATTCCAACAATCTAAAGATATTATGTGGGGTATGTTAAAAGAACTAGGTGCTGATGTAATACAAGATGCTTATGAAAATACAGCTAGACTTACTCTTATTAATGGTAGAAAAATATATTTAAAAGGTTCAGATAGACCTGATACACTTCGAGGTGTTGGTTTGGCGTATGTTGTGCTAGATGAGTACGCCAGTATGAAACCTATTGTATGGGAACAGATATTAAGACCAACTCTAGCAGACGTAAGAGGTGAAGCTTTGTTTATTGGTACACCTGCTGGTAAAAATCACTTCTATGATTTGTTTAAAGAAGCAGAAAAAGAAGAAGATTGGGAATCTTTTCAATATAACTCTACAGATAACCCTTATATTGCAGCAGATGAGATTGAAGCTGCTAAACGCTCTATGTCATCTATGGCATTTAGACAGGAGTTTGAAGCTTCCTTTGAAACTTTTAGTGGGGGCATATTTAAAGAAGAATGGTTTCATACAGGCAAAGAACCTGAAGATGGAAATTACGTTATTGCTGTAGACCCTGCTGGTTTTGAGGCTGTAGAAAAAGAAAGAGGTTTAAAAGGTTCTAAATTAGATGAAACAGCTATAGCTATTGTAAAAATTGACCGAGATAAATGGTGGGTTAAAGATATATTGCATGGTAGATGGGGAATTAAAGAGACTGCTAGTAAGATTCTTAAAGCTGCTGAAGTATGTGAAGCTACAACTGTAGGTATAGAAACAGGTTCTTTAAAAAATGCTATTATGCCTTACCTTGAAGATGAAATGAGAAGTGAAAATAGATTTGTACATATAGATGAACTACGTCATGGTGGTAAAAAGAAGACAGAACGTATAACATGGTCTTTACAAGGTAGGATGGAGCATGGTCAAATAACATTTAATGAAGATAGAGAGTGGAAATTCTTTATAGACCAAATGTTAGACTTTCCTAACCACTTAAGCCATGACGATTTACTAGATAGCCTAGCATATATAGACCAAGTGTCTATAGCAGACTTTGCATACTCTATAGATATGGAAGATGAGTGGCAACCTATGGATGATATAGCAGGATACTAGCTAATTTAACAGAAAGTCGTACACAACTACCTAAAATGTGTTATACTCCACAGAATTACCTACAGAAATGGAGCTATTCTATAGATGTACGACAATAAAGAAACTAAATATCAAGCTTTAGCAGGTTGGCTAGGTTATAGACTAGATAGCTGGCGTAATCATAGAGATAATAACTACGTTAGTAAGTGGGATGAGTATTATCGACTATGGAGAGGTACTTGGGTAGAATCAGACAAGACACGCAGCTCTGAAAAGTCTAGAATTATAGCACCAGCACTACAACAAGCTGTTGAATCCGCAGTTGCTGAAATGGAAGAGGCTACATTTGGGCGAGGAAAGTGGTTCGACATACAAGATGATATGTTAGACCAAGACCCAAGCGATGCTGAGTATGTAAGGAATTTACTCCAAGAAGATTTAGAAAAAACTGGGTGTAAAGACGCTATATGTGAAGTATTTCTTAACTCTGCTATATATGGTACTGGTATTGGAAAGATAGTTGTTGAGCAAAACATAGAAAGAACACCTGCTGAAGTGCCTGTAGAAGGTACTACCACTACTACTCGTCAGTTAGTAGAGTATCCCTCAATAGATATAAGAGTAGAACCTATATCTCCTAAAGAATTTTTAATGGACCCTTCTGCTAAAAACATTAATGAAGCTTTAGGTGTTGCCCATGAAGTAATTAAACCAAGATACCATGTAGTAGAAGGTATTTTGTCAGGTATCTATAGAGATGTACCTCTTAATGGTGACTATGATACTGTTTCATTTGGCTATGACTCTGAAACAAAACAAGCAGATGAATCAGACTCAGTTAAAATTACAGAGTATTGGGGTAAAGTACCTAAAAGATTTCTTAAAGCTTCTAAAGATAAAGACGACTTTGAGTATTCAAAGAAAGATGAATTAGTAGAAGCAGTAGTTACTATATGTAACGATGAACATATACTAAGAGTAGAACAAAACTTGTTTATTATGGAAGATAGACCTTTTATATCTTACCAACATGACATTGTGCCAAACAAATTCTGGGGTAGAGGAGTTTCAGAAAAAGCTTATAATGCACAAAAAGCATTAGATGCTGAAATGAGAGCTAGGATTGATTCACTAGCATTAACTACTACACCTATGATGGCTGCTGATGCAACTCGACTACCACGAGGAATAAAATTTGAAGTAAGACCGGGAAAAACAGTACTTACTAATGGTAGTCCTAGAGATGCTATCATGCCTTTAGATATGGGTCAAACAGACCCAAGTACATTTGAGCAAGTAAACACTTTACAAGCTATGATTCAAATGGGTACTGGTTCAAGTGATGCAAGTAATAGTGGAAATACGTCAAGTGGTATGTCTATGCAGCAAAGTGCTGCTATTAAAAGACAAAAACGTACATTAATGAATTTTCAAAACACATTCCTTATACCTTTAATTCAAAAGTCAATGTGGAGAAAAATACAATTTGATGTAGAAAGATATCCTGTTAATGATTACAAATTTATACCTTACTCTACTATGGGTATAATGGCAAAAGAATTAGAAATGCAGCAAATGGTTTCATTACTACAATCTATACCTAAAGATTCTCCAGCTTTTGATACTATCTTATTAGCTATGATGCAGAATTCTAGTATTCATAATAGAGACCAGATAGTACAGTCATTAATGCAAGGAAGTGAACCTGACGAACAGCAGCAAGAGTTAGAAAACATAGGTACTGAATTGCAAATAAAGCAAGCAGAAGCTGAAATTCAAAAAACATTAGCTGAAGCTGCTGAAGAAAAAGGTAGAGCCATGTTGCATCAAGCACAGGCTGCACAGGTACTTCCTAATGAATTACAGGTTGAAGAATCTATTATTAAATTACAAAAAGATGCTTTAAGTTTAGATAAATTAAGAGCTGATATAGCAAATCAAAATTCTGAAACAGAAAGAAACAAACCTGAAGTAGACCATCTTAAATCAGAAACTATATTAAACTTAGCTAAAGCTAGGGAAGCTGGTCTTAAATCAAATATTAGTACACGAGTACAATGAAAACTGATGAACAGTTTATAAAAGATAGATTAACCATGTTTGAAACCGAAGGGTGGAGAGACTTAATGGTTGATATGGAAATTACTGAAAAGAATGTAGCAGATATACGCACTCTTGAAAGTGAAAAAGACCTTTGGCATGCCAAGGGTCAGTTGGAAATTCTAAGACAATTAAGAAGTCTAGAAGATGCAACTAAACTAACGGTAGAACAATCCTAGTCATAGGACTCTACTTTAATATAACTTCACAACCCACAATGGGCGGAGAACACAATGAGTATAGTAGTAGATGAAACACCTTTAAATGAAACACCAATAACAGAAAATCAAAACGTAACACTAGAACAGGAAACTCAAGAGGATTTTATCCAAGCGGAAGCACAACTTGAAGCAGACCAACCCGAAGTTATAGTACCTGAGAAGTATGCTGGCAAATCATTAGAAGATGTTATTGAGATGCACCAAAATGCTGAAAAAGTATTAGGCAAGCAAGGAATGGAAGTTGGACAACAACGAAAAGTAATTGAAAGTCTAATGCAATCTCAACAACAAGTTGCTAATACTACTGCACCTAAAGAAGAACCAGCGACATTTGAGGACCAATTTTATGCTGACCCTGCAAACGCAGTTAANTCAGCTATAGANAATCATCCTGATGTGTTGAAAGCTAAAGAAACTAGAGCTATGCAAAATCAAGCTTTGAGTAAAGCACAGTTAGAAGCTGCTCATCCTGATTTTACAACTATAGTAGAAAATGTAGATTTTCAAAGCTGGATTGGAGCGAGCAAGATACGACAAGAATTATTTCGTAATGCTGATTCTTATAATTTTGAAGCTGCTAACGAGTTGTTTACAACATGGAAGCAAATTAANATGGCAGGTAAAACTGCTAAAGTTAATAAAGCAGANGAAAATAAAAGAAAAACAGCCTTACAAAAAACTAGTTCTGAAACAAGCTCTTCAGGAGATTCTATAGGTAGCAAAAAAATTTACAGGCGAGCTGATTTAATCAACTTGCAAGTAACAGACCCTGCTAGATATGCTGTGCTTGCTGAAGAAATTCAAGAAGCATACCAAGAAGGTAGAGTTAAATAATATAATACTTATAATAGGAGAAGTAAAATGGCGTTAGGAACAAATAACACCACGGCTGCCGTAGCTAATAACTTCATCCCCGAGTTGTGGAGCGATGAAGTTATTGGAGCGTATAAGTCGAATCTTGTAACTGCTAACCTAGTTACAAAAATATCCCATAAAGGGAAGAAAGGCGACACTATATATATACCAGTGCCGGCTAGAGGTAGTGCAAGTGAAAAAGCAGCTAATACACAAGTTGTGTTATCAGCAGCTACAAACACAGCAGTAACAGTATCAATCAATAGACACTTTGAATACTCAAAGTTAATTGAAGATATTGCAGAAGTACAGGCACTAGCCTCTATGAGGAAGTTCTATACTGATGATGCAGGTTTTGCACTAGCAAAACAAGTGGATAATGATTTAACTAAATTATTTGAAACTTTTTCAAAGACTT